CCCTAACTGTTTCTTTAAAGGAAACGTTCCTGGGAACATATCAGAGTTTATTGACAATCTTGTTCCTTTTGATTCAGGAGCACTCAAATATTTAGAGGACCTATATATTCATATTAGAGGTTCTAACGAATCTAGAGGTGGTTCTTTATTCATAAAAAGAGAATCTACTGACTCACCGTGGTACATTAACCCCGATTGGGCAGATGCTTTAGGTATTAAAGAAGAAGAAGTAGATGGTGTAAGAAAATATAAATAAGTTATGGCAAAAGACATAAAAAAGATAATAGCACAAGAATATATCAAGTGTGCTAAAGATCCAGCATACTTTATGCGGAAATACTGTTATATACAACACCCTACCAGAGGACGTATACTATTTAATTTATATCCATTCCAGGAAAAAGTACTACACCTATTTAGAGATAATCAATATTTAATTACTTTAAAATCTAGACAGTTAGGTATATCTACATTAGCAGCAGCATACAGTTTATGGTTAATGTTATTTCATAAAGATAAAAACGTACTTGCTCTAGCAACTACTCAAGCAACTGCACGTAACTTAGTTTCTAAAACTATGTTTATGTATGACCAACTACCTAAATGGTTAAAGCTGCCTGCAGTAGAAAAAAATAAACTATCTTTAAGATTAAAAAATGGATCTAAAATCACAGCTAAATCTTCTAACGCCGACGCTGCAAGGTCAGAGGCAGTATCACTATTGCTTATCGATGAGGCAGCCTTTATTGATAACATTCAAGAGACGTTTACTGCTGCACAACAAACCTTAGCTACAGGAGGGCAATGTATGGCCTTATCAACTCCTAACGGTATAGGTAACTGGTTTCACCAAACATGGGATAAAGCAGAATCAGGTGAAAATAGTTTCTTACCTATTAAGTTACCTTGGACGGTACATCCTGAAAGAAATCAACAATGGAGAGAACAACAAGATCAAGACTTAGGACCTCGTATGGCAGGACAGGAATGTGATTGTGACTTCTTAGCTTCCGGAGATACAGTATTCGAACCAGATGATATGATGTTTTACGAACAGACATATCTAAAAGAGCCTCTAGAAAAAAGAGGAGTAGATACTAATTTATGGATTTGGGAAGGTGTAGATTATACTAAATCATATATGGTAGTAGCAGATGTAGCTAGAGGAGACTCAGCAGATTATTCTGCATTTCATATATTTGATATTGAAACTTGTACTCAAGTAGGAGAATATAAAGGTAAGTTATCTCCTAAAGACTACGGTAATGTATTAGTAGGTATAGCAACAGAATACAATCAAGCACTATTAGTAGTTGAAAATGCTAATATTGGATGGGCTACTATCGAACAGATAATGGAAAGACAGTATAGCAACCTGTATTATAGTTCAACTTCTCAAATGGAAACAGTAGAGTCTTATATGACTAAGTACGAAAGAGATAAATTAGTACCTGGCTTTACTATGTCTGTTAGAACAAGACCTTTAGTAATTGCTAAAATGATAGAGTACATAAGGGAAAGAGGAGTAACTATACAATCCAAAAGACTCATCGGTGAAATGAGAGTATTTGTTTGGAAAAATGGTAAACCTCAAGCACAGATTAACTACAATGATGATTTACTAATATCCTGCGCTACAGCACTATATGTAAGAGATACAGCATTGAGACTTAGACAACAAGGAATGGACTTAGCTAGAGCTCAACTATCCTCATTTCAAAATTTAAACGCTCAAAACAAAGGAATCATGAGATCAGTTGGTTCCCAACAAAATAATCCTTATCTTATAGATTATGGCACCGGTGAACCAGAAGATATATCTTGGTTATTATAAAGGAGCTATTTATAATATATACTGAATTAAAATATTCATTGAATGGCAGATAAATCACTATTTCCAAGACTACAGAGACTCTTCTCTTCAGATGTCATAATTAGAAATGTTGGCGGTACCAATTTAAAGGTAGCTGATATTAATAAAATACAAACTACAGGAAACTTTGAAACTAACTCTTTAGTTGATAGGTTCTCTAGATTACACATATATAATAATAAAAATCTATTTAACCCCAACCTTAACTACCAATCACTACGTATTCAACTATACTCTGACTACGAAGCAATGGATACTGATCCAATCATAGCATCAGCTTTAGATATACTAGCAGACGAAGCGACTCTTAAGAACGATATGGGAGAAGTACTTTCAGTTAAATCATCAGACGAGAATTTACAGAGAGTCCTTTATAATCTATTTTACGATGTATTGAATATAGAGTTTAATTTATGGTCTTGGGTAAGAGGAATGTGTAAACATGGAGATTACTTCTTAAAATTAGAAATAGCAGAAAAGTTTGGTGTATATAACGTACTTCCTTATACTGTATATAATATGAGTAGACATGAAGGGGCTAATCCTGAAAAACCTGCTGAAGTACAGTTCACTATAGACCCCGATGGTTTAGCATCATCACAAGATCCTACATATATACCTAAAAGAGATTCAAAAGCTGTAGTATTAGACAATTACGAAGTAGCACACTTTAGGTTAATATCAGATCATGCATACTTACCTTACGGTAGATCCTTTATTGAACCAGCTAGAAAGATATTTAAACAGCTTACTCTTATGGAAGATGCGATGTTGATACATCGTATAATGAGAGCACCAGAGAAAAGAACATTCTTTGTTAATGTAGGTTCAATACCACCAGCAGAAGTTGATCAGTTTATGCAAAAAACGATTAACACAATGAAAAAGACTCCTTATGTTGATCCTAAAACAGGTCAATATAATTTAAAGTTTAATATGCAGAATATGATGGAGGATTTCTACGTACCTGTAAGGGGAGGAGATGCTTCTACTAGAATTGAAACGACTAAAGGTTTAGATTACGACGGAACTAACGATATACAGTATTTACAGGCTAAAATGTTTGCTGCTTTAAAAATACCTAAAGCATACTTCGGGTATGAAGGAGATTTAAGCGGTAAAGCTACATTAGCTGCAGAAGATATAAGATTTGCCAGAACTGTTGAGAGAATACAGAAGATAGTAGAATCAGAATTAACTAAAATAGCACTCGTACACCTATACACACAAGGATTCACAGGAGAAAGTTTAACTAACTTTGAGTTAAAGTTAACTAACCCATCTGTGGTATATGAACAAGAAAAAGTAGCACTACTTAAAGAAAAAATAGATTTAGCAAATCAAATGAAGGATTCTAAAATGTTCTCCACAGATTACATCTATGACCATATCTTTAATTTATCTGAAGATCAGTATAATGAAATGAGAGACTTGGTTAGAGAAGATGCTAAAAGAGCATTTAGAATAGCTCAAGTAGAAGCAGAAGGTAATGACCCAGCTAAATCAGGTAGATCTTACGGTACACCACATGACTTAGCATCTATGTACGGTAGGAGAGCTACTTCTACTGAAAAAGGAGGAGGACCAGGATCTGTACCACCAGGGTATAACGAAATTGGACCAGAAGGAGGTAGACCAAAAGAAAAAGCATCAATTTACGGAACTAATGCAGACCCTATAGGTGGAAGAGATAGATTAGGAGTTCACGGCATGCATGGAGGCTTTGATTCTGATAATGAAAACGTAGCAGAAACTAACACAACAAAAGCTCAGACTATGTATCATCAAATGAAAGATTCTTTTGAAGATAAGAAGAAAATGATATTTGAAGACAATAAAGAAACACCTTCTAAGCTATTAGATGAAAATCAACTTAAAGATTTAGAGGACTAACCCATATTTATATATAGTAACCGTATATTATGAAGATAAAACATTCAAAGTTTAAAAATACTGGTTTAATCTACGAACTGTTAGTTAAACAAATAGCAGCTGATACTCTGTCAAAGAATGAATCAGCAGCAGTTGGTATATTAAAGAAGTACTTCGGCGGAAATACTGTACTAGGAAAAGAATTAAAATTATACGAGTATATTTTAAAGAATAATAACTTAAGTGAAGCTAAAGCTGAAACTGTAGTCTCTTCCATAACAGAAATTTCTAGGAAATTAAATCAAAAGACTTTAAAAGAGTCTAAGTATAGATTAATTTCTGAATTGAAAGATAAATACAATATAGAAGACTTTTTTGCTATACAAGTAAGAGATTACAAACCTTTAGCAGCATTATATTGTTTATTAGAAGCTCAAAACAACAATACTTTAGTAAATCCTGAATTCTTAGTTAATAACAAACTAACAGTACTGGAGCATTTAACTTCATCAGAAGTAAATAAAGAAGCAGTTAAAGATACCTTAATAGAAGAGTATTCTAAATACGATAAAGACCTAAGGTTACTAACGTATAAGATTCTACTTGAAAAATTTAATAGCAACTACAAGACTCTTCTACCAGAACAAAAAAATATACTAAAAGAATTCATAACTTCAGTTAATTCTACTACTAGATTAAGAAATTTAGTTAATGAAGAAGTAATTAAGATTAAAACTGAAATTAAAAAACTATCAGAAAAAGTTAAGGACGATGTAGTTAAGATTAAACTACAAGAAGTACTTAAAGGTATAAAAGTAATTAAAAAGACTGAAAAAATTAGCGATAACCACCTTATTAACTTAATGCAATATTACGATCTAGTAAGCGAAATGCGAAAACTATGAAACGTAGCGTAATTGTAAAAGCTATAAAGGAAGTTATTGAAGAACTTAGCTCCACCTCTGGAGTAGCAGGATACCAAACTCCGTTTGCTTTTAGTAAAGGGAATAAGAAAAATAGAGCTACAAAGCAGGCTGAGAAGTTAGGTTATAAGACTGTAAAAACAAAAAAAAGACCACATAACACTAAAATGTTTGATTATCTAGATGAAAACGTTAACTGAAAAATATAGAGGAGTACTAAACGAAACGTTTAACAAGACACAATTCGTTAGAGATGCTCGCATGGCATGGCCAAATTTAATATCTCAATTCAATGGATTTGAAGATACTGTATCAATTTTAAAAAATAAAGGTATGATTTCCGATGCTGCCAAAGCAGAAGAAAAAGTACACAACCTTTCTGATGAAGCTATCAGAAGAGGAGTCGATTTTGAACTTGAAGCAATGGGTTTAATGTCACAAGATAAAATATCAGAAGAAGATAGAGCAAAAGCAACAGATAAAGCAGTAAAGAATTTAGAAAAAGATTCGTTACATTACTTAAATTTACTTTCTGGAGAATCTTCTAAGGTAGATAAACATGATAAACCAGTTGAAGCAAAAAAAGGAAATGAAGTAGATACTTTCAATGGTATGAAAAAAGCTGAACTTAAAGAAGAAGCTGGAATACCAACAGCATTTGATGATGAGAGTTTCGATGCTTTACGTGATATTATTTTAAAATATGTAGAAGATCCAGACGATGCAGAAAAAGCTGTACAGCAAGTAGACGATCACGGATTAGATTCATTAGCTCCAGAGTTATTAGCTAACTTAGATAGAGACCCAGAATATAAAGCTTGGTATAATAACCTTCACGGTATTAAAGAAGCAGATCCTATTCCTACTGAACCAGGTGTACCGGGAGAAAGAGCTTCTAACCACGATAGAAAAATGGCTATGAGAAAAATCATAGACTTTCTAACTATTGTAGGTCATCCAGATTCAGGCTATAAAGTAGGTAATCAAGAAGCAATTGATTTTCTTAAAACTCATAAAGATGATATCTTTAACGGTGATATAGATTTTAATGATATCAACGACGTATGGAGCAACTATGATGAGTATGAAACTATCAATACTGACATACCCGAAGTAATGGGAGTTGACAGAAAAGGTAATAAACAACCTGAAACAGGAGGAAGTAATGCTGTTAAATATAAAGCTGCAGCTAGAGATGTGAAGCAAGAAGCTATGTCTGATCAACAGATGAAAGATATAGAGAAGTATGGACAGGAAGATAAGGTTGTAAAAGCTTTCAAACCTGGAGATATGTTTTCAAAAGAGTTTGATTATGAAGGAATGTTAGAATATGGTTTAAAAGTAAGACTCAATACTCCACTAGAGACATTACAAGCACTATTTAACTCATTTGAAGATGTAAATTACCATTCAGAAGGAAGTCACTTATCTTATGCTATAGATTCAATACAGGAAAAAGATAAAGCAGAAGCGTTAGATCATTTGAGAAACTTTAAAAAAGCTATTAAGAAAACTTTAGTTAG